TCGACCGTGAAGCGCATGCAAATCCTCGGCGTCTATAAGGATATTGACCTGTCCGACCCGAAGATGATCAAGTGGGATGCGGCGCAACGCGAGAAGATGGCGCAGCAAGGTATATCGACTGAATCGTTTAACCCAGAAGACCGTGATCGCGAGATCTACGAGTGCTATTGCGAACTTGATATCAAGGGGTTCGAGCATCGCCGCAAGGGTAAAGAAACGGGACTCGAGATCCCGTACCGCGTGACGATTGACGCATCGACCCATGAAATCCTGTCTGTGGTACGCAATTATGATGAAGATACTAAGGAACTGCCGGAACAGCGCCAATCATTTATTAAGTACACCTTCGTACCGGGGATGGGCTTTTATGATCTGGGTCTCCTGCACATCCTAGGCAACACGACCAATGCGCTGACCGCTGCTTGGCGCGAAATGCTTGACGCCGGTATGTACGCCAATTTCCCTGGCTTTCTCTATGCCGACACCGGCGCACGACAGAATACGAACATCTTCCGTGTTCCGCCCGGCGGCGGCGCGCTTGTAAAAACTGGCGGCATGCCGATCAGTCAGGCCGTGATGCCGCTTCCTTATAAGGATGTCGGCGGTGGGTTGATGTCGTTGGTTGAGAATATCAATCAGACGGGCATGCGGATCGGCGGCACGGCCGAGCAGGCTGTGGGTGAAGGTAAGCAGGACGCGCCAGTCGGAACGACGATTGCGTTGATTGATCAGGCCACGAAGGTGCTGAACTCGGTTCACAAGCGCATGCACTCGGCGCAAGCAGAAGAGTTCCAGATGTTGGTGAAATGTTTCCGTGAAAATCCTGATTCGTTCTGGCAGGCGAACCGCCGCCCAGCTCGCAAATGGGACGAGGAGACATTTCTCCGTGCTTTGGATCAGGTTGATTTGGTTCCACAGGCAGACCCAAATACGGCGTCGCAGACCCAACGCCTGATGAAGGTTGTGGCTCTGAAACAGATCCAAGCTCAAAACCCATCGATGTACGATCCGATTGCGATCGACACCGCGGCGCTGCAGGCTGTGGGCTGGTCAAACCCTGAGCAGTTTATGATCCCAGCCTCAGCGCAGGGCACGCCTCCTCCAGAGATGGAACTGAAGAAGGCCGAGCTGCAGATCAAGCAACAAGACAGCGCCACCAAGGCCAAAGAAGTACAGGGCAAGCTAGGCTTGGATCAAGCGCGTATTCAGTTGGATATGGCGAAAGCTCAAATGGACGCGCAGGGCAAGGCGCAAGGCGGCGTTGTTGGTCCGACAGACCACGAGAAGCACGTTGACGGCATCGAGTTGATTATCAAAGAAAAGCTCGCTGACGCCAAGATCGCTGAGACTAAACTGAAGGCAGCAGGACTAGCAGCTGAAATGAAACGCGACACGTTTGACAACCAGATCAAGCAAGAAGACATGCTTGCGAAGGAGCGGATCCAGATGGTGGATTTGGCGCAGAACATCGCGGTTCACCCTGAAAGCGAGCAGGTCGTCCGCAATCTCCTCGGCAACGTCATCCCAGCCATTACGAGTGTCAAATGATGGACGCATTAAAGCTTGCCAAGGAAGTGAAGCCAGTTAAAGCATCGACCGGCGTTACAACAACACCTGCTGAACAGGCTGTTATTGATCAACATCGTGGCACAGGTTTAGAATTTCCAGAGCATGAAAGCGCGAGACGTCTTGTAGCAAAGGCAAAACGTAAACCGGATGCTGGCAAGCCTGCCAATCCGCGCACAGTTATTTCAGCGCCTTTAGGTTCCAATCTTCCTGATTTTGTAACGGGAGATATCAATTTTAACGATTGGATAAAGCGCCACGAGCATATTCTTGAACCGCATGAAATTAAACATGCTTCGGAATGGTACAAGCGCATTTATCCTGATTTCCAACAATATCAGCCTGACCCTAATAAAGTTAAAAAAGACGCGAAAGCTTGGCTTGTAGCGCAACAAAATATTTCTCCGGCTGGTGCAATGAACAATGTTCTTATGCAAAAAGAACAGATGGCTCGAGGCGTCCCAGAGCATCTTTGGACGGCAGGCGGTATGCCAAATCCAACGGCTGCAGCTCGAAATGTTCTTCGTGATCAACCTATTGCTGGCGGCGTTGGGCAAAAGATTGCAGATTTTGTGGATAGCGCAGAAGGTAAACCTGTTCGTTCTTGGATGGGAAATCATCCAAAGGGCGGCGCGCCGTTTGTTGTTGACGTACATACAGCACGTGACACGGGCATGGTGGACCAAGAGCTAATTAATCACCTTACCAAGCTTGGTTATGACCCTAAAAAACTTGCTAAGTTAAAAATTGATATGGCTGGAACGCCATCTGAAGCCGCATATGAAAATCGCGGCGACTTTGGGCGGGCTCTTACAGATCATCTTAAAAAAATTGGATGGCAAGGCCGCAAAGATTGGACCCCAGAAGAGGCTCAAGCAGTCGGCTGGATGGGCATGACAAAGCTTACTCGTAACGCTGAAGAAGATTCAGAATCAGGTTTAGGCCGTAATTTTCGTCGCATTTCTTATGAAATTGCCCCCGGCTCTGGGTCGCCATGGGAAAAAAAATACGGAGCAGCTTTAGAAGGTTTGCCAGAAGCTGATCGATACGCAATTACGCATTCGGTAGCAGAGCATGCTATGGATCATGCGTCAAAACTTTCAGGTATTGATGTACATAGTCTTGTACATGGAACGGGTGCTTGGAAACAGTACCAAAATCCAGCAACTGTAGCGCAATCACTTTCAACGCAAAAAGGTGCCGATATCGCGGCAAATGCGCTTGGTTATTTATTAAACCAAACAGAAGTTTGGCACAATCGCGCAAAATCAATGACGGCAAATCCAAAAGGTTTTGGAATTGATTTTATTGAGCGCGGTTCAAATTATTTGGCCGATAAAAATAAATTATCTGATTTTTGGCAAAAAATCATGGCTGCAGATGATTCAGGCTTGCTTGAAGGGTATCAGCCGATTACACTTCCTACTGGCGAGACGGGCATTCGTGCCCTAATCCCTAAAGGCGGCGAAAAAACTAAACAAGCATTAGAAAATTCCTTGCGTCCGGGTGGGGCGTTAGATACCACGCTTAGTCAAATGCCTTTTAATGTGACATCTCATGGTCACGAGGCTGAAATTACAAAAGCGCGGAATGATTGGAGCAAGAACCCTAATGGCGAAACATACTTGGCTGGGTTGGGCGAAGCACTCGGACGAGATCCATCAGCCGAACTCCATAGTGCTCGATCGCACCTTGAAGCACACCTCGAAAACCACCTCGACGAAGCACACGCCCGTCAAGGCACTACATGGCGCGGGCCACAAACACCGCCATCAGGGCCGGTAGGCGGCGGGTTTAACCGCGGCGGTCGCACACGCCGCGCCTACAAAAAAGGCGGCAAGGTCGAGGGCGCGATCTGGCATGCGCGTGATGCGTTTGATGAGGGTGGAGAAATTCGTGAAGGTGATGGCCCTGGCGGTCTTCGTGGTGATACTGGTGCATTTGCTACGCATGACGTCGGCGAGTCACAAGGTGCCGTAAACGCCGCAACGGCATCGGCACAAGATGCCCAACAGGGCATGCGCGATATGAATAATACGTTCGGAAAAGGTTTTTCTGACGTCGCAAGCGCGATTGGTAATGCTATTATTTCTCCTGCCGAGGCTAAAGAAAACCCACCACAGCTTGCGAAATCATTTATAAATCCGCACGAAACCGTAAATGCCGCGTTGGCTAGTGGTCGGGCGGATGTTGCTCCTTCTGGTCTTATGCATGGCGTTGGTACGGAAAAAGACGTGTCAGAAGCAAACGCAGCAGAGGCGGCAGCTGCTAGAATGGATCAGGCTTTTGGACAGCCTGTCGGCACAACCACATTTAACACGCCACCATTAGGCGGCGGAGCATTTGAACCACCTCGATCGGCAACGGGTACGCCTGCTGAATCACTTCTTGCTGCTGTTCAGCCATCAACGCCTGAACCTATGCAACCAGCGCCTAATGCTAATCTTGCTGTAGCAACACCTGGCGTTTCACAACCTGTAACACCACCAAACGCTTATGCCCAAGGTCAGATGCCCCAACCCACGGGTGAATCTCCATCTAATCCGTTTGCGGACATCGCCAACAAATATACGACAGCGGCCAATACTGGCATTGCGGGAATGCAGGGCTATAATGCCGGCACTTACGCTAACCAGATGCCGCAGCCTACGGGGCCGATTAATCCGTATGCCCAAGGGCAGATGCCTCAACCTTCAGGGCCGTCAGACGCGAGCGTTCGCGCTGCTCGTGATGCGATTACTCAGAACATGGGTGGCAATGCGCCGTCTACACAACCAACAGCACCGTCTACACAGCCAATGCCAACAGCCGGCAATGTGCCAACACCTCCAATACCATTGCGTGATTTACAAGGTCCAAGCATCGCCGAAGGAATTGCGGGCGCGTTTGGTTTAAGCACTCAACAGCAATTCGATAAATTTTATAAGGGTTACATAGATCAAGGTCACAATGAATTAGATGCGTATAACAAAGCTATAAGCGATATTCAGACAATGCGGTCGAATGCCAAGCCAGGTCCATTTGACAAGGGCGGCAAACGTCAAATGATACAACAAATAATGCCAGATGGAACAATTCAAATGGTTCCCGCGCCATACAAGAGGGGTGGCGGAGTTCATAATTCTCAAATGGTAGATCATGTTCTCACGAAATTTGGCGCATCGTTGCCAGCGTCGAGTAACCCCTATTTTGGCAACATGGCGGGACGCCGTCGATAACTCTGGAGTACGTACTATGAGTGAAGAATACAAGAAAGACGACCGTGGGCGGTCTAAGGCAAAACGCCTTACGCAGACCGACCCGCACACAAAGGTGGACAGTTCGACTTGGACACCGCCTGAGCCCGAAGATGCTGGCGTAAAAACCGGCGCACGTCCGCTTGTGAAGCGCCTTTACAAGAAGGGCGGCAAAGTTGTTGGCAAGCATGAGGGCAAAGATTCCGTCAAGCATGCCGGCCGCATGCCACGTAAGCGCGGCGGTAAAACAGAACACAAAGCACCGTGGATTGATGATCTTATTAACCGCGACGTTCGCATGGCCAATGACGAGCGCGAAGGCAAAAAACACGATGGCGCGTTCAAGAAGGGCGGCAAAGCCCAAAAATTTGGCGGCGGGCCAATTGGCCAGAACCCTATTTCTTCACAAAATCAAGCCATGGCAAAAGCTGCAGGCATGATGAAAAAGGGTGGTCGTACCAAGAAGCGCGCAGAGGGTGGCGATGCTATTGCCGATATGATCCGTCAGGACCAAATCGAGCAGGGCATGAAAGGCCGTGGATTGCCTGAACGCGTTCCAATGCCTCCTCGTCGTCCAGCTGACAAGCCAATGACCCCACGCGATGTGATCCCTGCAAGCACCAATTTTGCAGCCAAGAAGGGTGGCAAGATTAAACATCCAGACGAGAAGGCCGATCGTCAGCTAATCAAGTCGATGATCAAGCCAACGGCTTTTAAAGCCAAGGGTGGCAAGGCTATGCACCACGAGGATTGCACCTGCAAAATGTGCAGTGGCGGCCGTGCGATGAAATATTCCGGCGGTGGAATATTCTCGGGCGACAGCAAGACAAAGGTCCCCGGCGATGTCGGTGGACGTCAAGCCCACGCTAAGGGTGGTCGCACTAAAGACAAGACCAACATCAATATTATTATTGGTGGAGGCCGTGGCCAGCAGCCTCCTATGGGTATGATGGGTGGGGCTCCAATGCCAAATGCTCCTGTTCCACAGCGTTTACCGCCACCGCCATCCCCCCCAGGTGGTATGCCTCCACAGGGTATGCCTCCAATGCCTCCGCAAGGTGGAATGCCTCCACAGGGCATGCCTATGCCTCGCAAATCGGGTGGCCGTGCAAGCTATCCAATCGATAGCGGCGCCGGTGGCGGTGAAGCCCGTTTGGATAAGATTAAGGCTTATGGCCTTACGCCTCCTAAGCGGAAATAAAAGTTTCCTTGGTCAGGTTTCTCTCCCGTTACTGACCAAGTGAGAGGAAGACCGGACGCTTTTCCAGCCCCTTGGGGCGTCCGGTCTAGCCATTAATACAAGGGGTTAAAGAGGGCACAATGTTAACAACAGCATCTAAATATGCAGATGAGCTGCGTAAGTTAATTGAATTAGAATATGAAAGGTTACGCGACAATCTCGCAAGCGGAGCGGCACA